CGCCGGTCGCACCGGTGGGAGCGGCGCATTATCAGCTGTGGTAACTGGGTTATAGCCTGTTAAGGCATTAATTGCCGACTGATCTTTAATCAAAGAATCTTTAATAAGTGAAACTGAATTAGCGCTGGTTTGTGGATTTTTTGCAAGATCATTTACCATTTCTATTTTTTTATTTTGTTGTTCTTGCAAAGCATCGGCAATAGCATTTAATGTCATTTCTGTTACGTTAGTGCCACTTAGGGTATCAACCATATTGCCAATACCCTTGGCATGTTCTAACAAACGCTGATCGTATGCTGCGGCTTCTTGTGCTTGAGCATCAAGTTTTGCCTGCATAAAATCAGGAGTTCTTGCAATATCCACGCTTCTTTCAACAGGGATATTTTTTGCAGCTTCATCAGTGCGCTGCTGGTCTGTTTTAAAGCCGGGAGTACTTGTGGGCCTTAATGTAAATGTTGTTGGTATATCATTTACGGTCAAAAAAGGATTTGGCTCAGGCGCTGTTGTTTGCGTAGTTAATTGCAAGTGAGGAGGAAGACTTGCATTAATGGATGCAACCTCCTCTGGGCTTAGGGAGCTTTGAGGAACAAAACTTATGCTTATATCATTTGGGGGTTTTCCACCGCCACCACCCGCTGGGTCAGTGGTGACTGGCTGATATGTATATTGAGATTGATCCCCCTGATTAAGAGCTTTATTGCCCGTGTTTTGTGCGGTTTTGATAAAATCAGTTGTTGGGTTGGGTTGTACATTAAAAAATTCATAGTATGAACGCGGATCTGGAGGCGGTACAATAACATCACCAAAATCTGGCAAAATCGGTTGTGCTGTCACCACATCAGGTTGGGTTTTAAACCCAGTGTTTAAAACCTGTGAAGTAGGTTCCGATTGGTCAAATTTAAAATTTTCATTTTGTGTATCAATATGATTTACAGGCTGACTATTGAGACCGGGTAAGTCTGCCAGTGTGGATGAAAACTCAGTAGGTCGCTGTGGCGGCAAAGGAACTGGGTCTGGGGGAACAAAATTGTTTTCTAAGTATGGACCGGCAAAGGCGTCTTGAAAATTTACGTCTGTTGTTTGACCGCTATATGGTCCGTAAGCAGCACTTCCAGTGGTCCATTGAGATCCTAAATGAAACTGCGGGCCAAATCCAGTAAACCTCATACCCTCATCTCCAACCAAAAACTGATTGCTATTCATGTCATGAGATGAGAGAATTTGGTTTAAAGATGATTGTAACTCTGGGTGTGCCTTTAAAACATCGGCAGGAATTATCATTTGCCCTTCTTGCAAATTACTCCTCAAATAATTTTCCGCGTTAAATCTTCCGGCTGAATCAAGCCCTGAATTTAAACTTGCTAATCCCTTTAATACCCCCTGATAATCATCAGCCATGATTAAAGACCTTTTCTAATTTGACTTAACACAGCTATAGATTGAATTTTTTTAACTGGGTCAGATGGTGAGTGAATGGTTGCCCATTCCATTCCATTTTCGGTTGGCCTACCACGATGCACAGAAACAACATGTTTTTCATGTATTTTACCGCTAACCCCAACACCGCCGGGCGCATCTATTTTCTTTTTTGAATCATGTATTTTTGCCTCAACAACATAAGCGGGTTTTGTTGCTGTTGCCTTGTATTTTAGGGGTGCGTATTCGTGAGCATAAAATGCAGCCTCAGCGGGGTCTTTTGAAAAAAATGTCAACCCTTTTTCACTACTGCCAACATTATATTCACCCGTGCTTTTTATGTGACCTGTTTTTTTAAAGCTCCTGTATTCGCGGTTAGACATTCCGCGAAAGTAAGTTTTATCATTTTTTGTTTGTGTGTCAACAATACCGGCAATACCAGTAGCACGACCCTGCTTGGCATCCTCCTTTAAGGAAACAATACCACCTTCCTTATACCTTTGCTGGAGAAAAAAGTCAGGAACAGCTAAGGGCTTCACCCCCGTGGCACTGGTATCAAGGGATTTGAAATAGTTGTGGAGGAACCCAAGTTCTTTCAAGCCGTTTCCGGATCGCCCCGAGGAAGCGTTGGCGGTATCCAAAACATCCTGCGTAGACAAAGCTGCTTGCTGACCTTCGAGGGCGGCTGCTTGCTCAGGTGTTTCTGCAACGTCAACTTTAGGCTTCTCTAATACTCCGGTAGAAGTCTGGCTAAAGGTTTTAGGTTGGGACGGGGCATCCCCGGAAAACTTAGATGTAATCTTATTTGCAAACTCGGACGCTGTCATATCCGGTTTACCGCCGTTCCATGTAACGGCCTTCTCACCCACCACTTGTACGGCGGGCTTATCTCCGGCTTTCAACAAGTTACTGTAGCCCGCAGCACCCTGCTGATGGGCAGCGTACAAATCGGCAGCAGTGGGGTTCTCAATTCCCTGACGTTGCAGGGAAACCTTGTTCCGAGCAGCCATACGGGCCGCTGCTTCGGCAGACTCTTCCAAGCTGTAGGGGTTTTTTAGGTTAAATTCTTTTTGGCTGTCGGGAACAAACTGAAATGGACCCGCCGCCTTGGACTTCTTATTGTAAGCCTGTACGTCTCCCTGACTCTCAAGAGTTTCCGTCCGGCTGAGGTAACCCTCAGGCAAGCCATAGCGGTCTTCAAGGGAACGGAAGTACTGAGCTTTGTCTACCATCGTCAGGGCCTTTTAGCTACATGGGCTCTCGCAAGAGATACGTTGGCACGAAGCTGTGAGATGTCCTCGTTCGAGTTACGACGCTCCTCATCTGCCCGTTCCTTAGCAGCCAGACGACGCTCGTCAAGGTCAATACGCAATGCAGCTTCTTCCGCCTTCTGTTTAACAGCTCTGTCGCGGATTTCCAAGTCCTTGGCCTGAAGCTCAATCAGCGGATCTGCGCCCTTCGGTGGGTTAAGATCAGCCATAACCTTGTCGACCATTTGTGCTTCGATCTGCGCCTGTTGTTTCACAAGGGCCTCGGGCGGAGGCATAGGAGCCCCCTGTAACTGCTGCATCTGTTGCATGATCATCTCATGCGCCGCCATTGATACATGCTCAAATACGTGGGCCAGCAAGATCCCGTAGACTTGCGGAGAAGTCTGGATCAACTGCGATTTGATGAAGGCCATGTGCGCTTCGATATGGGCTACATGGTCCTGATCCGGAAAAGCCTGAAGAGCAGGAGCACCGTTGGGTACAAGCATAGAACGAGCATTTTCAATTGCAGGACCTTGTGCCTGTGGTTTGGGTGGAGGAGGAAGGATCATGTCAATGTTCCGCACATCAAGAGCGGCATACATGCGATGATAGGCCTCATACTGGTTATGCAGCTGCGGGGCTTCCTTTGCCAACTGCAACTGCTGCTGGGCCAGCGCAATACGCTGGGTCATGCTGAAGATGTTGGGGTCACTGACGGGCAAGATGTCAATCTTGTCGTCAAAGTCCTGACGCTTGATGTCCGGAGTGCCGCCCTCTACCTCATATGGGTACTGGTCAGGCATATACTCGGCAAACACCTGAGCCAGTAAACGCAATTCCTGCTTTTGGGCATAATGGAGCCGTTTGTGCACTGCACTCATGACGCGAGAGCCACGTTCTAGCAGGGCAATGGTGGTTCCAACTGGCAGCTCTTGGTTGCCATCTGACATACCGAGATCGGCAGTCCCGAGGAACTTCTCTGCCGAAGAAACCACGAAGCCGAGCAGCTGAAACAGCGTACCGCTTGGTTCTTTGTAGGGCAAAGGCAGCAGATTCTGCGCCAAGTCCCCGCCGGGTGCGTCGACATCGCGCCATTCGCCCGGTTGCAGTGGGGATTCCTGATCTTGGATCCGCAATCCACGCGCTTTGAACCCGGCAGGGAGGTTTGCCAGCGTACCAGCGTCGATCAGCTGGCGCAGAATGGAAGTTCCGCTGCGAGCAAGGTTGCCCAACAGGTGGATCAGGCCAAAACCGTAGAAGCCAAGGCCGGGAAGGAACTTATAGTGGACAAAATACTGTTTTTTCTTTTTCCGGACGTCATCTTTTTTGTAGTTACGGCGGATTGCCAGCACGTCGCCGGAGTCGGAGTCAATTGTTACGATGTATGGCAGCTTAATCCCGGTGGGTTCGCCGTCATCGTCCAGATCTTCAAAGCCTTCGATGTCCAAATAGCAGTGGCACTCCCACAAAACGTAGTCTTTGGGGTCGCCAGCGGGCTCAATCCCGCTAATCCGGTCAATCTTTTCGTCAATATCGCTACGATCAGGCTCGGTTGGACCTGTTAAGTCCACATCACGGTAGAATCCGGTGACCTGTTGCTTGCGAAGCTCGTTCTCCGAGACCCGTAACACATGTGTTACCCGCTCTGCGGTCGCCAGATCACGCGAACCGTACGGAACGATAAGATCTTTTGGCAAAATGTAGGGACTGACAGCCCGTCCAAAGTCGCCGTCGTAGTAAACCTTCTTGAAAGCCGAGCCGCCGTAGCCGACATAGAACAGCATCTGGTCGAACTCGGGGTCGTACTCCTCCATGACTTCCGTAATCTGGTAGTTCATGTAGTTTTTGACGCGGTCGGCTTGTTGTTCGCGCTCAGGTGTCACCTTACCAACGATACGCGCCCGGGCAGGACCGCTCGCAGGGAGCAGTTCTTTGTACGACTGCGCCTGAAACTGGGTGACAGCCTCGTTTAGGAGGGGGTGGGTTACGCCAGTCGATCCGTTAAACGGCTCAGTGCGCTCTGTATACGTAAGACCAAGGAGAGTAAGACCCTCTTCATAAGTCTTTTTCCACTCCTCACGGCCTGAATCGTCTTCATCAATAGCAGACGAGAGATCCTGACTGACGGTTGCAAGGACACTGTCATCCAGAACCAGTGCCAAGTTGTCGCCAAAACCGAGTGAAGATATGTCCATTTTCTCTGGATCTGTGTCGCCAAAAGTGATTGTAGCTCCACCATCTTCATCCTCCTCAATCGTGAAATCGTCGCTCTCATCAATACCGTCCTCCGGCAACTCAACCTCCGCGCCACCAAGGTCAGAGGACAAAGGACCGTTGTACAAGGAATCTTCTACGTTATTGAAGGGAGATTTTGCCATCAGTAATAAACCCTGTACGTTGACCTCGGACCTTCGTCCATGGTGTAGTCATCCGGATGTGTAACAAAGCCACCCTGCCGGAATCGCATGAGGGCCTGTGAAGCGCAGTCAACCAAGTCGTCGTGCTCACCGTTGGGGAAGGCCGCTATCTCCTCGACCACTTCCTCCGCCCACGATGCGTCCGGCCTCCAAACTAGCCCCGCTTCGAACAGCGAAGCAACGGAGTTCAGACGTACATGCTTATCATTCCCACGGCTCGGCGTAAAGTCCACAGCTGGGATGCCAACGCTCCGGAGTTCCTGTAGCAAAGGAAGACCCGCAGCCTTCGCTTCAATCAGGACCGTCTCCGGTTCCCAGTACTTGTACTCATCAAGAGCAATACGTTTGAGCTCGGGGAACTCCCATCTGCCCTTCTTGCAGTCTAGCAAGATGACGTTCGCCGGACCATCCTCTCTGGGGTAAAAGACTCCCCACGTCTGGATCGCGCTGTAATCGGCTGTCCTCTTCTTGGTGTGCGCCGTGTCGTACGACTGCATCACATACTGCAAACGGGGGACCTTCTCGTGATCCCACACGTTCCACCAGCTGCGCTTGATAATCGAAGCTGAGTCCGCCGTCGGCTGTTGCATATACTGCGCTTGCCACTTGGACGGGGTGATCGAAGCCTTAATTGACTCCAATTCATCAAGGCTCCAGTACTCAGGCCATAACGGCTCGCCGCTGTCCAAGATTGCAGGAAACTCCACAATCTCCCATTGGTCAGCCTTGGGGTCGGTTGCTTGCTGTCTCAGAAGGCGGGCGGTTAGATCCGCCTCACCCCATCGAGTCATAACAACAAGGATCGCCCCTCCGGGTTGGAGACGCTGTCTTGGTCCGGACTGATACCAGTCCCATGCGTTTTCCATTGCTGTGGGTGAGAGGGCATCTTGTTCTGAGTGCGGATCGTCAACAATGAAAAGATCCGCGCCGCGCCCTGCGATATTACCTCCAACACCCGCTGCATAGTATTCTCCTCCTTGATCGGTCTCCCAGCGATACGCTGCCTTGGAATCTGACCGTAGCTTCACTTCTGGAAAGATGGGCTTGAACATATCCCCATCCATTAAGTTTCTTACTTTACGACCGAACCGGATTGACAGATCAGCGGTATGGGTCGCTTGCATAATCTTCTTGTCGGGCATCTGCCCTATGAACCAAGCCGGAAATAGGTAGCTGGCAAACTCAGACTTCGTATGCCTCGGCGGCATGTTGATGATCAAACGCTTGAGCTCGCCACGCGCCATGGCCTCAAGCTTCTCAGCAACAATCCTATGGTGTCTCCCGGCAATAAACCCGGGCCACACAAACTTAACGAAATCAAGAAAGCCAACCTTGGCCTTCTCTAGAGTGGCAAGTCTCGCCGCTCTTTCCAAAAGACGAGCGTATTGGCGAGCCGCGTCTTCCGGGAGGCTGTGTGCAAGTTCAGAGGGCAAAGGATAAAGCTCCGTAGATAAAAGGGAACGGTAGCAAGATCAAAGCCATAGCTACCGTCCCAAGTCTAGGGAGGAACACCATGGAGCAGACAAGGTGTACGCGCAATGTATACCAGCATGCCGCTCTTCGCAAGTGCAACATATGGAAAAAGCAAGTCTTTTATTTGTCATCTTTTGTTTGTAGCTTGCAGACGTTCACCTCACCTGTGGGAGTTTGCCATGTCTGTTGTTATTGGTACTGCTGTTCTTGAACGTAACGAAGGCGAGATCGATCTCGTTGAGTTCAACATGTCCGACGAATTTATGGAATGCTCGTTGCCAGAGCGCATCGGTGCACTGCATATGCTCATCGATCATTTGTACGACCTGATGGACGATGACTACATCATCGTTGAAGACGAAGGCGAAGAAGGCGAAGGCGAAGAAGACGAAGACGACGAGTGGTCAGAAGAAGACCTCGCCTAACCCTCACAACCTACAAAGCAATAAATGGGGGGCTTCGGCTCCCCATTTTTTATGGGAGGTTCCGAGTGGTGGACCTGACGCTGTTCTCCTGTGGTCCACCTAAACAGAGGGGAAACAGCAAAAAACCTCTGACCTCGGTTATTAACCGGTACACTACAATGTCAACGCGGTCCAATAGTTTTTAAAATTTTTATTATGGGGTGGGGGTAGGGGACCCATTACTAATAGTTGACAATTATGGGGTCGACCAAATGTTTTGAAGTTGCTGCCGTTCCGGAGAAAATCGGATTTTTAGGTGAGTTCGACGAACGGCAGGCCAAAAGGGGGGGTCGAGGTTGTCAGATCTCCGACAGCTGACAGCTGGAAATCGCCCTAGGGACCCAAGACTAAGTAGAAATACTTATAGACTAAGGTATAGGTTGACAATGTCAATTGTATCATGTAGACTACTCGGACATTCAAGAACGGTTCTTGAGTGTAGAGAAAGAAAGAAAGTCACATGACAAAAGAAAGCGCATACCGGATACCTATCCGGATCATCCGTTTAGAAGACATGGGCCATGGTGTTGGGACATGGAAGACTGGCGAGCTGTCCGGCGTATCGGCACGGCATATCGCGTCTATCCTATCGATACCCGTGGTTTCGTCGGAGTATCTTGACGATAAAGTTAGTCGCGAATTTATCTTTGAAGTCGGAAGCCATGAGAGCTTCGCAGGGTTCTTGATGCATATATGGGATTGGAAGGGTTCGAGCTTCGAAGGCCGCTGGTCGACATTCGGTCCTCATTCCTACTTCGAAGTCATGTTCGGGAAGGACTATAAGGCCATCGACAAAACGGCTCAATTCACAGCCCGCGACTCGATCCTCGCTTAACCCCATCGGGCCCGCTTCGGCGGGCCCACCATCGTTCACCAGAAAGGAACATACAATGCATATCACCGACGCAAGACAAGACGAGCGTATTCAGCGAGCCTTCGACGTGTTACACGCGAACGGGGTTCGGGTTCTTCTATCGATATCGGTCGAGAACATCTTCGACATCGCGAACGAGAGCGGGTTCGTCGTTTCTGACGAGCGGGCTAAAGAGATTGTCGACAGGATCTATAAGGAGCACATGTCGAACGACGATTGGCAAGCTATCATTGACCATGTCGGCGAGATGCTAGCGGAGTAATATAAACACTGGCGATTCTAACGAGCGGGCGCGGCGGTTCAGTCGGGCCCGCTTTTTTGTTTCCGGCGGGCGCAACAATCCGGTCGAGGCGCAAAATAATTTGTTGACACTGTCAATTGTATCATGCTAAAACAGACATACCCGAACGGTTCGGGTTAAGGAGAAAGATTATGGACTCATACATTGCAAAGAGAGGCGAAGGGGTTACCGCATATGTCGGGCCTGACGCGACACGGTTACTGCATGCTTTCGCGGTTAAGCATGCTTTGAAAGCTATCAAACATGGCATGCGGTTAACCCGCACTGCTACCCCGAAGACCTCGTTAGAGCGGGCCGGAAAGATTACAGGCAAGGTCTATAAGCGGGGCCAGTATGATCAGGCCATCGCTGATGTAGACCAGTGGATTTACGCGATGCAAGCGGCCCTGCCTGTCATCACGAAAGACTAACCCTATCGGGCCCGCTTCGGCGGGCCTACCACATGTCAAGGAGAAAGCACATGACACGTCCATTGCACACTATTGCCCGCGAGATTTCTGTCGATTGGAAGAAGCCCTACTTCGGAGCGGTTCCATATCTGCAAGCCATGGCAACGCTGGGTTCTATCGATGAGCCCTACTATTACGATTCCGGAGATAGCATCGTTCGTTACTTTCTCGCGAACGCTGCCACATGGCGGGGCGAAACCGCCAAGCGAGTGAAGGCCGAGTTAAAGGCCATGCTCTAACTTGTCGCCCTGCCACGGGGGCCCGCTTCGGCGGGCCCTTTTTTTATGTCGGCGGGCCGGATTAATATAACACTGGCGATTCTAACGAGGCGCGGCGGGCGATTCTCTCGGGCCCTGTAATATAAGACTGGCGATTCTTTCGAGCGGGGGCGGCGGGCGATTCCGGCGGGCGCAATAAATCGCGGCGATTTATTTTGGCGATTTATTATTGACAATGTCACCGGATCCTGTTAAACCAAAAGAGTCTTTTAAACCGATGAAAGGGTTAGACTATGATCAAGACAAGCGCAGATATGGTTGAGGCTTTAAAGCGCGGCAAGTTCGCGGGCGTGATTCTTTACGAGGGTCCGAGTCGATTGGACGGCAAGCCGATTGCTGTTATCGCAAACCGCATAACGACTAAGAGCAATAACGACAAGACGGGCGCGATGGTTCAGACATTTATTGTCCGGTCCGACGTTAATCCGGTTGAAGCTTTACGGTCGGGCGATGACGCTAGCGTATGCGGCGATTGCAAGCGGCGGCCTAGTGTCGCGAAAGCGGCGGGCATCAAACCTTGCTATGTCAAGGTGTTTCAATCGGTCCTATCGACATGGAAAGCCTTAGGGCGCGGGCGTTATGCTAGGCCTATCGTAGATTATGATCCTAGGATCCTGCCCGATTTGTTCGAGGGGAAAGCCTTTCGCATGGGGTCCTATGGAGATCCTGCTGCTGCCCCCTTTGCAATGTGGGCGCGGGCTGTTAAGCGGGCGGCTATGGTTAACGGGTATGTCCATCAATGGCATAAGCCAGAGTTCGCCGCGTTTAAGGCCTTAGCAATGGCAAGCGCGGACAATGAAGCCGAAGCCCTGCAAGCATGGGGCGCGGGCTGGCGGACATTCCGAGTTCGGGCGAAAGATGAGAGCCGATTGTCTAACGAGGCGATTTGTCCGGCATCGAAAGAAGCGGGCGCAAAGGTATCTTGCACCGATTGCAAAGCATGCGGCGGGCACTTGGCAAAGGTCCGCAAGTCCATTGTCATCATGGCACACTAAGGGGGCAGGGGGCGAAAGCCCCCTTTCCTTTGTCCGCTGTCCGCTGTCCTTACACTGGCGATTCTGTCGAGCGTGTTATTCTGGCGATTCTTTCGAGCGCAGGGCCGCGAGTTCGAGGAAAGCTGTCCACATTCCCCTGCCGATGGGCAGGATCATCAAAGGTTCTGGCGATTCTGTCGACGGGTCGTGCAGTTGGGTCACGTGTTCTGCGCCATAAATCCTGACGACCCATGCCCGAGGGTGGCTGATCAGGTTAAAGACATTGCGCGAAACGTGGGACCGCTTTGTTTGCCATGCAATTTGCGCGGGTCTCCACAGTCCATCCCCTTGAAATTTTATGGTAGAACAGACCTTGAGTTCGCACCACAGCTCAATGGTGGTTTCCTGCGACAGAGAAGGCCACACATAGGCCCCGTTCAGGTCGGGGATACCCGAACCCGCCCAAGCCTCGATGCGGGTCCAGTGAACGTCCTTGTCGGTTTCCTTTTTCAGGTGTTCCCAGATTGCTTTTTCGGTCTTCATTCGTCGAGCTCCGCGAGGGTGTCGGGTGACTCGTATGTGGGTATGTCCTCGCCTGTTTCGGAGCGCATGGTCTTGACCATATCGATGGTTGGTCCTGTGCCCTGCGCGAGCGCGGGAAACTCTGCTTGCAAGCGCATGATCTCGGCAAGAACCTCCTCCTTCGACATCTGATCGATCTTGCCGACCAGTATCTCCGAACGGCTGATGTAGAGCCCTGCGGCCTGTCCTCTGGCCTTCTCGGCGGCAACGGCAGAGGCATAGTTTTTGCCTTCCATCGCGGCATCGCGGATGCGGGCCAGCTGTCGGACGTGGTTGTCGAAGGTCACCTCATACTTTTTGCCAAGCTCCTCTTTCAGCTCGGCTATGCGGGCAAGGATCTGGGGGTAGTCCCTGCCATTCAAGAATTTAGAGCCTGCCACCAGTGCGGTGCTCTCAGTGTATCCGGCAAGCCGTGCGGCCTCGGTGCGGGTCACGTCCTCGGTGGCGTAGATGCGGCAGAATTTCTCCTGCTTCTCGGTCAAACCCTTTTCGTTCTTCGGGTTAACAACAATGTCAAGTTTAGGTCGGTGGGTCACTTTAGAACGGGCCATAGATGCTCTCCTACGCTGGCGGTTCTGCTATAAACTATCACAGTTCTATCAAACATTGTAACAAATATAGTATGTAAGCCTTTGATTATAGGGGGATATCAAAATATAGGGGGTTATCAGAGAATCGGCCAGAGGGGGGGTCCGTCTCCGCGTGCGCGTGCGAAGCAAGGTTTGTGTTTACTGTGCGCGCGACGGAAGTGATGATAATTCTGGAAACCCCCTATATTTTGATATCTACCTATATTCAAGGGGTTACACACTATATCGTTGACAATGTTTGATAGAGTCTATCTTCTCTAAGGACAAAGGACAGCCGCCCTTCGACAAACAATTTGTAAATTATTTCCACAACCCCACTTGACACTGTCAAATCACCCATCTATCTTGACATACAAGACGGGACCAACAGAGAAAGGATGACCCCATGTCTTACACCGCAGAGCAGATGTACCGCGACCTCTACCGCAAGACCACCGAGCAGATCATCGAGATGATGGTCGCGACTGGCATCAACCCCGAGCTGGGCTATTACGAAAACGAATCAGCCAACCTCTTCGACATGGGCGCGCTGCATCTGATGAACCGCCTCGATGGCGCAGACTTCTCCCGCGTGATGAACCGCATCGGTGACATTGCAGTGCAAAAGGCAGAGGACAGCGGCGAGATTCCCTACTGGACCTATGACCGCGTGGGCGACGAGCCCGCTCTGATGGCTGAAGAAACGGGCATTTCTTACGACCGTTGCCTCGTCATGTGCAACATGGATTAATCCCCTAGGGGACAGCCTATTGACGGGCCTGTCCCCTCCATTCCCTTTCATAGGACATACGACAATGAGCAACAAAAAACTGAAAGCCCTGCACTCCAAGCTTGTAGACATCAAGGCCGAGCTGGAAGAGATCAAGGACAAGGCTGAGGAGACCTTCGACAGCCGCTCCGAGAAGTGGCAGGAGAGCGACGCAGGGATCACCTATGGCGAGCGCGTCAACTACATCGAGAGCGCAATCGACGAGCTCGAAAGCGTTATGGACCACCTTGAAAACGCATCGGCTGACGACTGACACCCTTACATCTGGAGAAAGACCATGACCCACAAGACCTTCTCATCCCCTCAGGAAATCTTTGACTACGTGACCCCCCTGCTGTTCGCGCAGGGGGAAAGGTCCATGCTCGAAGGGGGAACCACATGTGCCTATCGCGGCGTAGACGGGATGCGCTGTGTTATCGGCTTCATGATTCCGGATGACCTGTATACTCCTGCCCTCGAAGGTAAAAGCGCAATGGACGTGGAGATAACCAACGTCTTGAGTACCGTGATTACCACCGATCAAGACCTCCGCGTCTTTTTGAGCGACCTACAGGACGTTCATGACGGCTGGGCGTCCGGCGAAAAGGCCGACCTGTTTGATCGCTTTCAGAACATTGCCATGCGCTACAAGCTGGACCGGACGGTTCTGTCGAGTTTCGGTATGGTAGAAAACCCCGCCTGATACCGCCATTAATAACCATAGAAAGGAACCACCATGAAACCGCTTGTTAAACCCTCGCCAAATCTGAACGGCACGCCCGTTTCTGATCTGGTCAGCCAGTACATGTCGGTGGCGAACACCGCCCGCGAGTTGCTGGACAATCTTGCCAAGGCCGCGCCCCACGGGCGCGACTACCCACCGGACTACATTTACAAGCATGGCGATTTGTCGGAGGCCCGCGAGGCCTTCGGCGAACGCTACCGCGCCATCCTTGCTCTTGAAGAGGAGTTTGTTCGGATGGCTGTTTCTTTGCACAGGGGAGAGGACCAATGACTATTTTCTTTGTATCATCCATGGAGATGCACGGGGCCCTGCGCGAGGCTCCGAGTGCCGACTGGCATGGGACACGTGCCGACGCTCAGGTACATGCCCAGCGGCATGCGAACAAGACAGGCGAAACCCATTTCGTTTATTCTGTCGAGAAGTTTGACTACTTCGAGCCGGAGGTTCCGGTCGAGCCTGATCTGGACCTGACGGGCTACAAGCTCTGGAATCCCCCGCTACACTCGAAGTCCATGCCCCGTGGTATCGGCCCCGAAGATTACGTCTCGGTGATCCTGCGGGATGGCAACGTCTTGTCCCCCGAACTGGCAAGCCACTACAACTGGGACGTCAACTATGCGGCACAGGCACAGGGCACATTCGATGAGAGCGACATCATCGCCTATCGGGTAGTGGAGGACTGGGAAAGGGCAAAGGACGACTACGTGCCTTTCTTTGGCGATTTAAAAGGCACTCTGCCCAAGGGGGTCGGTCCTCGGACCCTTGTCCTTGTTCGGTTCCGCAACATGGAACCCACCCTGTTACCATGCCCCGCCGAGGCCATGAGCTGGTCTATCGACCCTGAAAATTCTTACGATGCCGACATCGTTTCCTACAAGATCGTGGAGTACATCTGACCATGAGAAAGAAACAACTCTACCGCGTCAACGTCCGGTACACGGGAATTAAGACCTTCATACTGGACACTACACCCCTTGACTCAGACGATCTCGGGATGATCTTTTACGCCCCCGAGAAGATCGAACAATGGACCAACCCCATCCACGACGACGTTTCTGTCGAGCTCGTCAGTGCCGAACTCTTGCAAGGAGATGACCAATGAAACTCTTTTACTTCTGTCAGGTACAAATTTCCCACAACAACGGTCAGGAGATCGTCAACATTGGTAATGAAACAGCTTTCTTCATTACCCGCGACACCCCCATTGTTATCACCCCCTATAAACCCGACGGGTTGCGAACCTTGGTGGGCGAGGCCAGCCGCATCCACATTGGTGGTATGGGCGGCAGATTCTTGGTTGTCGGTTCTGTCGACGAGATCGCACACGCAATACGACAGGGTCTTGAGGGGAGCATCTGATGACAAGAGCATACAAGATCGAGGCGGTGGTCACTTATGAGATCATCGTCGAGGCCCATAACGAGGATGATGCTTTCGAGCGGGCCGACCAGATACCATTCAAAGAATGGGAGATGGGGGATGTCGAGTACGACTTGATCGAGACAGACCCCGAGGACAATTACGAGGACGTATCAAGGGATGACTAACATGTCGCAAACATTTGATGAACTGAACGCCCTGTGGCAAGCCGAGGTCGACGCGTTGAATCGCTCGGTGCAAGAGTCGCAGAGGATGATTGAGTCTTTGCTCGAAGGACAACGGGCAAAGGACAAAGTATGGGTGGTCGTTTCCGACTCGCGTTACATGGAAGCTCCCACGGTCAACCTCGTTTTAAGCGAGGCCCATGCCGAACGTTTGGTCTACGACATGTGGGACATCTGGATTAACGAGTACCATGCCAGAGCACGGGCCCCTTCTCACCAGCCAGCGACCTCTGACCTTGATCAGCCTGAAGAGGTTCCACAGGGCAGCAAGTACACCTTTACGCATAAGCTTGTGGATTCTCAGTATGACGAGTGGCATTACGTTTATGAAGTGGAGATCGACCATGGGTGATTATGTGGGAGCGGGCTATCGGGGGACAGACACCAGTCAGGATGCCGCTGCGATGATTGCCGGACGGGCAGGAACCTTGCGCCGTCTGGTTATCGACATCCTGAAGAAGCACAAGAAGGGGCTCACCGCCGATGAAACCGCCGCCATTCTGGAAGAGAGCGTTCTGGCAATCAGGCCGCGTTTCTCCGAATTGAGGCAGGATGGGCTCATCAGAGACTGCGGAGGCCGCAGACCCAACCTGTCAACCCGAATGGCTATCGTGTGGGTAATGAACAGGAAGAAAAAGAAATGAGCGACCCCTCGCCTAGGATGATCGGCCTGATTGTAAACACCCTGTTCATCGTCCTGTCGATGCCGTTCATTTACTACGCTGATGAACTGGTTGAGGCAGTCCGGAGTTTCTTCTGATGTTGGAGTGCATGATCATCGGAGACAGCATCGCCGTCGGCGTGGCGACATACCGACCGGAGTGCGTGGCCTATGCCAAGGGCGGCATCAACAGCACCCAGTTCAACAAGATATATGTCGACAAGATATTGGAGGCGAGGACCGTCATCATCAGCATCGGTTCCAACGACCACCAGTACGTGCCGACAAACTACGAACTGCTGAGGATCAGAGGACGGATATCTGCGGACAAGGTCTACTGGATCATGCCGTATGGGAACCTTAAAGAATCGAATGTTCCTATTGAAAGGATACAGGCGATGGTTAGCAAGATTGCTAACACG